TTGTACGCCATGCGGTCGATGTTGTCGCCGACCGGCATGTCGCCTTTGCGGCCGAGGCGGCCGTGGTTGCCGTACTCGCATACGACCTCGACGTCGGGGAAGTAGTCGGCGAAGCGTCGCAACGTCTGCTCAATGATTGCGGCCGTCATGAACAGCTGCTCAAACAGGTGCGTGTCGACCTCGTAGGCCTGCCCTGGAAAGATGCCGATGCCTTCGACCATGTCGCCGCCGAGCATGACGACGCATTTGTCCACCGGGTGGTGTCGGCGTTGTATGTCGGTGATCGTGATGACCTTGTCCACGAATCGTTGTATGCGCGTGTTGAGCTCGTGCGCGTTGTACGACACGGTGCGTTTGCCGAGCTGCCAGTCGGTCAGGTGCACCAGGGCGACTTCGGCTTTGACTTTGCGTTTGTCGCGCACAGGCGGCTTGTGTTTGGGCGTCTCTGATGCCAACGCTGCTTCTTTGGCGGCCCGGTAGACGGCTTCGACGAGCTCGTCTTTGCCGTGTTTCAGGCGGTGGCGTTCGGCGTGCGATTGTTTGAGTGCTTGGCGCAGTTGCTCGATTGTCGCAAGTTCGTTGAGCTCGTCACGCAACGCCATTGCGTTTCCTCCAGCGGTATACGGCGTTGAACGTCACTTTGAGTTTGTACTTGCCGAACAGGTCGGCGACTGCCTGGTTGCTAAACTTGTCGGGCTGAGAAAGAATCTCGACCCACTCAGCCTTGTTTTTTTGTTTGGCCAGGAACTTGTCAATCTCGTTCAGTTGGTTTGTTTTTGCTGGTAGTTCGTCGCGCAGCGCCATGAATGTTGTGATCCTCCAGGTGGTTGTCAATCTTGCGTTCTACCCTACTGAGGGCCCTGCGGACGTATGCGTGATCGTCGGCGTTTTCGCGTCGTGCGCGCTCGATGAGGAATGCCGGCAGGATGGCGGCCGAGACGATGGCGACGGCGCTAATCAGCGCTACCCAGATTTCCGTCGGCATGCAGGCTCCTGAACTGCTGCACTGCCAAGGGTATCTGTTCGGCGCACCAGTAGCGGATGTGCCACGGCTCGGATTGCAACTCCCAACAGAATCCGTAGTGGTGGATGTGTTTGAGCATCCACGCGAGGCGGTCGCCTGATGCGTCTGCGACGTCGACTGCAAGCCCAAGGTTGTGTATCGAGGTGCCTGGCGTCGCCATTGGCGCCAGGCCGGGCTTCAGGTAGTACTTGACGCCTTTGTACACGCGGATGGACGTTGTCTCGATTGGTGCTGTCGTGTAGCGCGCCAAGAATCCGCGCTCTTGCGTCTCGAGTGATCGGTACGTGTCGGCGAAGCTGGTCGGTCTGAATGGTCTGATGCCGTCGCGGTGCGCGGCTTTGCGCATTGCCTCCCACGCCTGGGCTGCGAGCGGATGCAGCCGACCGTACGGTCTGATAGTCGTGAGCAGGTATTCGGGCAGTCGTCCTGGTTGTATGCCTTTGAGGTCGGCCGGCAATCTGACCGGGCGTACTGGGAATTTATTTGCGGCCGTAGCGGCGGTCACTGGTGTTTGCCCAGGCGTAGATCATCGGCAGCACTGCGGCGAGACCTGCTTTTAGCGCGCTGTCGACGTTGTAGCCGCTGGTGATAAGCACGGCGACGGAGCCAGCGACGAACGCTTTGGCCCAGTCCTCGAGCATTGACTGCCACGGTTTCATCAGGCTCCCAGCAGTGCGGCGACTTCGGCTTCGGTGAGTCCGAGCGCGGCAAGTTTCGCCCGGGCGGAAACTTTGGCGGCTGCGACTGCGTCGGCGGCGGCGGCTTGCGCTGCTGCGTCGGCGCGTTGAGCATCAATTGCGGCAGTCTCCTCGGGTGTAGCGTCGCGAACGGTGTCGTCAATTTGCACTTTGTACGTCATGGCGTTTCCTAACTGTTGGCGTATCCGTAGACGCGAATCGTGCCGCCGGTGATGGTGCCGCTTGCCGGCGCAATGGTGAACGCGGTGTATGAGGTCGTATCTTGCAGTACGCCGACGCTGTAGCCGCCTTGACTTTCGTGGACGAACCAACCGTAATACGTTGTGTTTTTCGCGAGATTCGGGCTAAATAAATCAACGTTCATGCTGAGAAAGTTGCTTCGCGCAGTACCGGCGGCAATGAACGACGCTTGATTATTTCGCCCGTCCGCGGCGGTCGCACCACTGCTGTAGCTGACGTACTGTTGCGCGGCGTAGTAGCCGGTTGTCGTCGAACCGAGTTGCAGGTTCATGTTGGTTGACGTGCTGCACACGCCGCCGCTGACCGTGATTTTGTAGTTGTCGTAGGTGCTGCTGAACGCTCCCGACACTGTGACGCTGCTGACGGCGCTGCCGATGGTCGTAGCGCTGATCAACGTCAACGCGCCCGCCGACGCGGTGACTCCGCCCGCCTCGAAGATGAACGCGGAGGCCGAGAGCGCGAGGAGCGTCCCTGTCGCGTACTGTGCTAGGGCGAGCGTGCCGGTCGACGAGACGGTCGTGCCTGCTCCGGCGGTGACGGTGCAGACCCCGGCGCCCTTGTTGACGATGCGGACGATCTGCCCAGCGGTGAAGACGGAGTTCGGGACGGTGAGCGTCGTCGGCGTCGCCTTGTTCATTACGACGTACTCGCCTGCGTCACCAGCGACGAGCGTGTAGGAATCGGTTTTGTCGTTGATGACCAGCTCGGTGATCGAGTTCATCTGCGCGGCGGTAAGCACCTGGCCGGTTGTAAATGGGAACGGTGTTGCCATGACTACCTCATCCTAATACGTTCGTGGAGTCAAGTTGTCCGTACACCGGGTCGTCTAGCAGCAGCTCGTAAACGATGGTGGTCGGGCTCGTGTAGTAAGTGACGCGATGCCCTGACGCGACGTCAATGCGGCCGACGATGCCCTCAACTGCCAGCTCCGACGCAATCTCGCTGCCCAATCCAGGTATTTGTTTGTGGATGCTGATCGTGTCACCAATGTCAATCGTGGCGACGGTGTTGCGTTGCCCTGACGTGAGCCGGCTGAACGTGGTGCTCACGGCCGTGTACCTCGGTGTAGGGTACGGATCAAGCAGGTACGTCGCCAGGGCGTCAATCTGCGCCTGTTCGTGCAAAAGGCTGTTCGTGATTGACACCTGTTGCGTGAAATAGGTTGCGATGCTGCCTGCGTCGCTGTCGGTCGCCTCGTCGCCGTCCAATGCTTTGACGTAGGTGCGGTTGGCGATGCCGTCGGCGTCAAATTCGACGGTGAGGTCGTCGTATTCTGCGTCGGTGCCGTCGTCGGTGAAACTGATGACCGGGCCGCTAAGAGTGTTGCCGATGCGTTCTTGGAACGTGATGGTGCCGTCGGCTGCTACGAACAGTCGGCCCTGCTCGGCGTCGTTGATTTGTTGCAAGTACGACAACGTGTTGGTTGCTGCCGGCACGGTGTAGGCGGCGTCGTGACCGAGATCAACGGTGCCGGTGGCAATGCTCGAGCTGCCGGTGTAGTCGACTTCGGGCAGCGCTAGGACGCTGGTGATGCGTTGGCCGCTGGTTTGTGCTGTGACGTTGTATTCGTCCATGGCGGTCTGTGCGAGCTTGTAGAACTCGTCGGCGCATTGCACGGTGACCGTGTTAGGGCCTGCCATAGCGAACGTGTAGTCGTAGGCCGTGATGACGCCGGTGAACAGGTAGGTGCCGTCGCGCGACAGTCTGACTGCGCGCATCGGCGCCAAACCAGGCTGGTCGTTGTCTGGGTCGTAGTAGGGGCTGGTGTTGTCGTAAGGCCCAAGGATGCCTGACGTGTCAAGCATGGTGAACGACATTGATCCTGCGCCGAACTGGTCGTCGACGCGTTCACGGCCGCGTTTGTACTCGATGCTGGTGACCTTGTCGGTGATGTCGGCGTACGTCTGATTGGGGCCGAGGATGCCTGTGCCGAGGACGCTGCTGTCAAGCCTGAACGAACTGTAATCAAAGCCTGTGTCCACCTCGAGCAGGTAGGAGCCGGATTGGACGACTGTGGCTGGCATCAGGCGACTGCGACGTTGATCGGGCCGCTGCGACGGTTGTATTGGCGGAGGGCGTTGACGATGACGTCGCCCAGGCGTGCATCGGCGACGTTGGCGTTGATGTTGATGGTGACGTTGCCCATGCCCATGCCTCTGTCGAGCGGCACGACGGCCTCCGGGCCTTGCTCGCCGATCATGGCCAATGTCGGCCCGGTGACGATGCCGCCGTCGGCAAGCATCGGAATCTGGGGAACGCTGAAGCCTTTGCCGCCGAGGCCGGGGACCCAGTCGGGCACTTTGAACGACAGTTTGCCGATGGTGGAGTTCCACAGCTTTGCGATGCCGTTGAAAATGGATTTGTAGAAGCCCATGACGGTGTTTAGGTAGCCCTTGATGAACTCGACGCTGGCCTCGATTGCCGTCTTGATGAAACTGAACATGGCGTCGACGCCTTGGCGAAACGTCTCAGATTTGTTGTACGCCAGGACGAACGCTGCCACCAGTGCTGCGATTGCAATGACGACGAGGCCAATCGGGTTGGCTGACATGACAAAGTTGAGCGCCGCCTGGGCGACTTTGACGACGACCAGCGTGGCTTGGTAGACCTTCATTGCTGCGTTGACTGCGAGCACTGCGACCGACAGGCCGCCGATTACACCGGCAAAGACGAGGAACAGTTGGCTGTTTTCTGCTGCCCAGTTCGCCAACGGTATCAGTTTGTCGAGCAGTGCGGTTACGGCTGGGAGCAGCGCGGCGCCGATGCTTTCCTGTGCCTCGGCGAATTGAATCGTGAGGTTTTTCATCTTGCCTTGGGTTGTGTTGGCTGCGTCGGCTGCCGCACCTTGGTGGATGGTCAACGCGTTGAGAATGTCGTCGAATTCGGCGCCCACGCCTACGACGGTGCGCAATGACGGATCCATCTTGTAAAGCGCTGCCGTCGAGCCATTGACGCCTTTGGCGAGGGCCGTCACCACGCTGTTCAGGTCGTTGCCGGTGGCAGCTGCAATGTCCTGGGCGCGTATCAGCAGGTCTTGGGCTTGGTTGGCCGATCCGGTGGCGTTGGCAAGTTCTGCGAACGCTGGACGCAGCTCGTCGTCTGCGACGGCCGTGAGACGCGACTGTGCGCTGATGAATTCCTCGACGAGGCGTATGCCGTCCTCGTTTTCCATGGCGCTTCGACGCAACACCTGAGCCAGCTGATCCTGGGCGGCGGCATCCTCCATCGCTGCCTTGACTGATACGCCGAGGGCAGCGGTGAGGCCTGCGACGGCTGCGGCTGCCGGCACGGCCGCCTTTTGCAGCGCAAACTTGGCTTTGGCGCCAGCGCCCTCCAGCTGCTGGAACTCTGCGATTGCCGACTTGATGCCTTTGCCGTCGAACTCGCTGATGATGGGGATTGTGACTGCCATTAGGACACCAGCCTACGATTCGTCTCGTCGACAATCCGTTCGGTCAATCGTTGCAGGTTTTCGTTGACTGCTGCGGCGTGACGTTCGTACGTCGGCCACATGAGTCGTGACGGCCGGCCGTACAGCGTGTCGAGCGCGGTCGCCAGGCGGTTGGCGCCGCCGCGTCCTGCCATGTCAAAGATCGTGCCTGCCGGGCTTTTCATCGTCACGCTGAACACGGCCAGGCTGTTGCCGCGTTTGCGGTTGCTGAATCGCGCGATAATCGACTTGCTGACGGCTGGTTGCGACCACGGGAAGATTTTGCCGGCTTTCCAGTTGCGCGCGAAGCCCGACAGCGGCAGCTGCACGATTTTGGAGCGTGCGTCGTCGACTATCGGTTTGACGACGTCTTTGAAGTCTTTTTTGATTTGTTTGGCCAGCTCAGGCTCCATTTTTTGGAGGTCGCGCATGGCTTCCTTGACGCCGGCGATGGTGACGGTGCTATCGACTGGCATTGGCTTTCCTGCTCACCAGCTGCAACGTAGCCAAATCCTCCAGGTCGAACACGACGTCTGGAGGCCAGAATCCGGTCACGAACAGCACCTCGGCTAACTGCCGTCGGTAGCTGCCGCTTGCGTAGGGTTTGCCGGTGACGCCTCCACGACCTCGAGCGCGGTCACGCTCGGAATCCAGTCGTCGTACGTGCGCGCGTCGCGCTTCTCGGCGTTGAGACAATGCCAAGCCATGTACAGCATGTCGTCCATGCCGAATCCGTTTTGCAGATCGGTGAACTTGGCTTTGTTGCGGCGCTCCCAGGCGACGACGGTTGCCAGGCTGGTCGTGACGTTGTCGACGACTTCCTGACCGGCAGGTGTCTTGTAGGACACCTTGAACGTCAGTCTCATGGCGTCGTGTCGACGACGAGCGCGCCTCCGGTCACTTCGATCTCGAGGGTCTCAAGTTCGCCCACGGTCGAGTTGACGACGTCTGCGCTGGCCAGCAGGGCGCCAGTCAGTTGATACTCGGGGTTGCTCACGCCGATTGCCGCCGTCGAGCCGCGTGCGGCTGCGTAGACGTTGGTGCCGACGAGCGCCTGGATTGCAGTGCGCGTGGTCGAGTTGACCATGATGGTGGCGGTGATGCTGGGATCTGACAGGCCCTTGACTCGGTAGCGGTAGGTGACGCCGAACGTCGAGGCGTCCAAAGCCTCGTAGTTGTCCGTGAAGGTCACTGCCGAGCACTGGTCGGTGTAGTCGGTGCCAGGGGACGTCGCACCGAGTCGGAATACGCCTGCGCTGAGAAATGTGGTTGCGGTCGCCATTGTGCAGTTCTCCTAGTTGATCGGAGGGCGCTGCACCCTGTAGTTGAGTGTAGCCGTTCTATGGACTGACTTTTGTGTTGATGGTCAGCTCGTAGGCCGGGTAGTCGGCGCCGCCGTAGGACACTGTGGTCGGCCTGGCGGCCGTGAGTCCGATTTTGGCTGCGCGTACCAGGTCGGCGACGTCGAGCAGGGAGTCGAGCGTCGTGTTGTCGCCGATGCCGAGCGCCATGACGACGACACGGAATTCCATGTGTGCGTTGACGTTCGTGGTCAGCGTCATGCTCGGTGCTTCGACGATTGCGCACGGTGGGTTGATGTTGCGCGGATCGTTGAACACGCGCAGCCCGGTGATGGTTTGCAGCTGTGTGACGAGCTGGTCGTAGCCGTCTTTGAACATGCCCATGTCAGGCCACCTGCGGTTTGCCGACTCCGAGCAGTCTCAGGATTTGGCCGTAGTTGCCGGTGACCGGGCCGCCGGTCGCCAGCGGATCAAACGATGCAAATGCTTCGGTGCTGCCGCGTTCGCGGTACAGGATGGCGGCGTATTGGGTTGCTGCGAGTTTGCAGTCGAGGCCAGGCACTGTGCTGGGCGAATCCCAGTACCCGGCCTCTTGGCGACGACGATAGGCGAAAGCGTTGGCTGCGCCCACTGCCATGGTGGCAACATCAAGCTCGGCGCTCGGATTGGTGAACGTGAAGCCCAGGTAGTCCTCCAGGTCGCCGAGGGCAATCCACGTGCAGGTCACGGAATACGTGACGCTGCCCGATGCGGCTGCACGTTCTGCGTCGTCCGTGGTCAGCGCAAACAGCACCTGGTTGGGGATAATTATGTCGTAGTCGTACTCGTAGTCGCCCTGCTCTGAGACGCCAGTGAAGTAATACTCTGGCAGCGCCAGGATGACGTGCGTGCCGTTCCACGTGGCGTTGATGCCGCTGATCGTGATGCTCTGGCCGACCTCGAACTCCAGCGGTTGGAGCAGCTGAACGACGGCGACGTTGTCGACCACCTGTTTATGGGTGACCGTGTACGTCGCCATCGCTCAGACAGTCCCTGGAGGAAGGAACTTGCTTAGGCGATTTCGACGAACTTGCTGGCGTCAATCATCAGCGTCGCGAGGTAGCCGCGGAACTTGATGATGCGCGCCAACGATCCGTCGGTGGCCTCGACTTGGATTGCGCCCTTCTGCTGTTCGTAGATCTCGAAGCCGTCTGCGGCGCCGATTGCCATGAAGTCGCTCTCGTAAGGGCACACGACGACCTGGAGGCCGAACGCGTTGCCGGCGAGCGTGCCAGGCGAGACGTTGCCAAAAGCGTTCATCGGGCCGATCTGTGGGAACAGCGGACGGTCAGCGGTGTCGCTGAGCTGTCCGAGTGCGCCCCAGAACGACGGCGACACGAACATGTGCGTCGGCAGGTGCGTGCTGGCGTTGAGGATGGTCTGCGACGCGCCGTAGATCCAGGCGACCCAAAGAGCCGGGTCGGTGGTGTCGAATGCGGCGCGCGTGGTCGTGATGCCGGCCTTCAGCGCGGCTTCGACTGCGTCCTCGGTCTGCTTGCCGTACTCGCGTGCCATGTCATCCAAGAGGCCGGACAACACTTGCGGTTCCGTCCAGTCGATGTCTTCCTCGGACAGCTTGACGTAGCCGCCGTAGACGGCCTTGGTCACGTCGTTGTTTGACACGACGTAGGTGCCTGCGTCGAGCGGCTGGTTTTCGCCGTTGCTGAGGCCGATGGTCGTGTGCGTGGTGACCTTCGGGCGACGGAACACTTTGCCGCCACCGGGCATCGCGCGAACGCCGATTGCGTCCATCACCGGGCGACGACCGACCAGGTTGTTGTACAGAGAACCGACGATGGGCTCGGGCAGGATTCCAGGAGTGTCGGCCGTGGTGACGTCCGGGGCTGCGGCGCGGATGTTGGCCAGGAACTCTTGCGCGACTGCGCCACCAGTGCACAGCTTGCTGATGTATTCAGCGGCGCTCGGCAGCTTGAATTCGCGCTTGGCTTCGGCCCAGATCAACTGCGGTGCAGGTGCAGGCGCGGGAACTTCGGGTGTTGCTTCGACCTTGTCGGACATTGGTGTCTCCTGTTGTGGTTCGGTCGCTGCAACCTCTGTAATCGTAGCACCCTTGAACGCCGGTACTGCGACTAGCGACAACTCTACCCACTCGGCGGACGAAATGACCATGGTGCCGTCGTCGTCGTACTTGGCGTCGATGACGTCGACGCCGACCGAGACCGAGTCGATGGCCTCGTCTTTGACCAGCTCGAGCATGTCGTTGCCGTCGGTCGTGTTGCTGATTTTGGCGGTGAACAGCATGCCGTCCTGGCTGTCCAAGCGTGCCGTGACGACGCCCACAATCTGCGACGAGTCGTGGTATTTCAGCAGCTTGGGCTTCTTGCCGGTGACCGGAAGGCTGCCGCGCTCGAACTTGACGCGTGTGCCGTCCGAGACGGTGGCGACCGTGTCCCACGGAACGGCGATGCCCGAAATGGTGCGCGGATTCTCGCCTTCCTCGGCGAGTACGAACGTCTTGTCAGCGGTAAGCCTAATCATTCCTGGTCTCCTTGATTGGTGGGTAGCTGGCGAGCCGGTGCAGCGATTTCCGACTCGCCAGCGTCTTGGTATTCCTCCAGGTATGCCTCGACGTCCAGATAAATGTAGCGGCCTCGCGGCGTCACGTTGTTCATCGACAAGGTTTGCTCGATGCATTCAATGAACGGTTTTGCGCCGAACAGGTACAGGTCTTGGCGTGCTTGCAACGCGTTCTGGTACGTCATGCCGGATCCTGTCGGTGCGCCCACCAGGTACGGCGGAATGTTCGCCACGCGCGCCATTTCGAGCGCTTGGTAGGTGCGTGCCTCGGTCA